TCTAGGAAAGTGGTGGTTGAACTGGTCCACACATCCACCGGCAGCTGATCCAGCATCTCATTTACAAGCGGCTGGATTGGGAATTTCAGTCTAGACACCATCAACATGTTTGTTATACCCTGTCGTAGATCAGTTCAAGCCATTCGCGTCGAATGATGCCAGTGGAGAACAGATGGCTCACTACCTCCCACTTGATACCAAACTCTGCCCCAACTGCCTCAGCCACATCTGGATCATTGTCAACAATCTTGAGCGCCTCCAGCAGTTGGTCACAGCCGCTGCCGTCTCTGATCACGTCAATGTTTTCCACAATGGCAGTGATGCGCTCCCTGGCACGACGCATTTCCTCCAGCGCCGTGTTTTTGTTGGCGCCTGCCTTGGGCTTTTTGGGCATGATCTTGGTCTTGCCCTTGGGGGTGCTGGCCACAGTGTCGGCACGAGTGTAGTTGACGGTGCCGCCAGCCAACTCTCGAATGGTATTCTTGTCCAGCGCACTGAGATCAGCAGTGCTGCCAATCACACGGCTCACACTCTTGCGTGCCAGCACCTGACTAAGATAGCTGTCCTTGTCTACCTTCACACTGGTGTGGGCGCTGCCTTTCCAGATGTCCACAGTGGCCAACACTTCGCTCATGATCTCAGCAGCACTCTTCTTGGGCTGCTGCTTGACCAGATTGAAGGTGGTTTCCAGTAGCATGCTGTCAAACTTGTCATCCCTGTTGGGATCAAAGCTGAGGCTGATGATCTTGCCCACCTTGTGGGGGTCTCGGCCCGGAGTGAGCACTCGGCTCATCTTTTGAATGGTGGCACCAGCTTCGCCGCTGTCATAGGCCAGATATAGCTCGGTGATCTCTGGAATAGAGAAACTGCGCTGAGCCATAAGGCTGCTCACAATCAGCACGCTTTGGTTCAACTTTTTGGCCTGCTCGATCTGTTCTCGCACTCGGCGTTCGGCATTGGCGTTGCGCACACGCTGTCCGTCAATGAGGATGTTACCACCTAGCACAATCACTCGCCAGGCTGGCAGAGCACTTTGCGCAATCACCCCAATGGCTGCCAGCTGACCATCCTTCACTCGCGTGCTGCCAGGCACAAACATCATGGCTGTTTTTTGGCGCTCGCGACCAAACCAATTGTGCGTTTGCAGATCCACGTTGGCGGGGTCTACGCCATGCTTGCCCAGGAACACTGTCTCCAGCATCCGCACAAAGAAGCCTTTGGCCTTCTGTGGATGAGCTGCAAACTTGCTCCAGCTGGGCAGCAGCTTCATATCTTCGTCATCAAACTCGCCTGCACTCACGCTCTGCATCACTGGCTCGCTGAGATCCAGTTGGTAGAGACGCATGTCTGGCACCAGCAGGTCGCGGCTGGTGTCGATGTCAAAATGTTTAAGCATCCGTGTTGGCCTTCTCTCTCAGTCGCTTTTGTACCAGCAGTTCAGGATAGGTCACGCTCAGCATGGTGTCAATCTTCCACAGCTTGCTGGCCCTATCGGCGTTGGTGCCGGTCATGATCAGCACTCGATCCCGGGCACCCACATTGTTCTTCAGCAGCTCGGCCTGAGCTGGACGATAGCTGCCATAGTCGGCTTCGTCCACAATCAACAGCCGGCTTGCCTTGCGTGAGAACAGCCACTTCACTCGAGCCTCTCGCTGACTGCCGGAGCACATGCTGAGGTAGGCAACCACCGGCTTGCCCTCCCGCAGGCTGTGTTGAACCTGTGTTTGCCAGCCCTCGCTTTGTGTGTCCACATGGGTGTAGTGAGCCCACTGCTCAAAGCTGGTGAGGTCCTTGGCAAAGCTGGCGAATACGGTCTTCACATAGCTGGCCACAATCACCAGCTGGGTGTCAAGCTCGCGTGCCACTGCTCCACTCCAGATGGTCTTGCCAAACCTGGCACACAGTTCTGCCAGCACCACCTGACTGCCCTTTTGGTAGGCATCTAGCGCAGCGGTGGCCATCTCATACTGTTTGGTGCTCAAGCCTGCCCGGGGCAAGGGCTGATCCACACTGGACAGGTATTGGTTCACACGCAGAATAAGGTCAGTGCTGCTGAGGGTGTGAACCTCACCTGTGCTGCCCTTGCGGTGGCCCACAAAGGTTCGCACATAGTCGTCCATGCGGGCATGCTGCCGGCACCGACCCACCTTGGCAGCGTGAGCGCTCACGTCCCAAATATGATCAATAGTGACCACGCCTGTGTCTAGGAGGTCCTTGCGCACACCCAAGCTCTCGCGCACTCGAGCTCGCACACTAGCAGCGGGTTCTTCTCCGGGCTGCACCCAACGTTCGCCAAACTTGCACTCGTCTGGGTTGGTACTCTCACTCCACACATAGAGCCACATTTGCCCTTTGCTATTGCTCATCTCTTGCCCTCTTCAAAACATCAAAATTGTCAGCTAGGCCTTGCCAATCTATGAGGAGCAAGAACACCAATCTCACACTTGCAAAGGCCATTATAACAAGGTCTGCCCAACCAATCAACCATAAAAACCCTATGATTGCCATGGTGGCGTAGGTATCAAACAGAGCACCCTCCAGCACTTCAATGGCTGAGTCGCTTCTCACAATGAGACCAGTGACAGTGATCTTGGCACTTAACCAGGCCACCGCAGTGACAAAAAGGGCCAGCACTACACTAGAAACCACGATAGATTTTCCTCCATTCGATGAGCATACTCACGTGAGATGAGAAGCGTCCCGGTGTGAACACCATCTTTTGACGCAAAGGGTAGGCCATAAAGTTTACCAAAAACTCATCCTGCTCGTTAGCAAGCCACCATTGTACTCCTAGTGTAGTGCTGTTTCGTCCTCTTGGGCAACAGAAGAACAGCCCCGAGGCCTGGCTACCCAACCATTCAACTGCTTCATTCACGCGATCAAGATTCTCATATTCCCTTCCCAGCCAACCTGTGCTGACCAAACGAATCCAGTTGCCCGTATGGGCAGCACTTAGTTCTGTATGCCACTGCCCGGCAGTCTCATCGTCGAGGTTACCTTCGTCAAACCAACGACCTGTCCACAATTGGGCAAACTGAACCGGAGTGATCATCGTGTGCAGCCAAGCTCTTGATGTGTGCCATAGATGCAGCCATCAACCCATGCCTGGCCGCACTTGACAAGAATCATATTATGTGGAGGAATTGTCATAAGCTCGGGCTTTGTTTGGTGGAGGGTGGGCTTACTGGCCCACACGCTCCCAGTTGAAGACCACGCAGTTGCGAGCACTGCTGCGGCTCATGCCCAGCTTGCTAACAGCCAGCTCAATCACATCGCTCTGGCTGATGTCCTTGGCGCGACCATCCTGGATCAGTTCACGCACCTGGCTGGCAAAGCTGGGCTTGCCCTCGCGCTTGGCAGGAGCCGCCTTCTTGGCCGGCGCCGCCTTCTTCACAGTCTTGGTCTTGGCAGGAGCCACCTTCTTCTCGGTCTTGGCGGTCTTGGTCTTGACCGGAGCAGCCTTCTTGACAGCGGGCTTGTCAGCGCTCTTGGCGGGCTTCTTGGCCGGAGCACTCTTGACCACAGCGTCCTTGTCCAGCGCCTTCAGGATGGCACGGAGCGGCTTCGCCCACTCGCGGATGGCCTTGTCCTCCTGAGCCTCAAGCAGGCTGTCCTTGAAGTGCTCCACCACACGACGACGCACGCCCGGGCGGCCGCCATGAGCGTCCATCACCTTGTTGACCTCATCAGCCACGTCCTTGAGGTCCACCTTGCCAGCAGTGACGCGAGCACGGAGGTTGTCCAGGCGGCTGTAGCAATTCTTGTAGTCCTCAATCACGCGGGCCGAGGCAGTGCCCGGCAGCGAGTCGAACATCTCTTCGGCGACAGGCGTGGGCGCCAGCACCGTGATCTGCGGATTGTTCAGCGCACGGTTGATGTAGGCATAGCTGCGCTCGCTGAGCTCGGCACCACGGTTGATGCAGTAGGCAATCTTGCCCATGGTGTGCAGGATGGGCTGGCTCACGCTGTCCAGCCTCTCAATCTCATCAGCACGGTTGGCATCGCGCAGGAAACGCTCCACTTCGCTGCGGAGAGAGTTGGGCTCCACCATGTGGTGGATCCAGTTGAGGGCATCGCCATACATGGCATCAAAACCAGCAGCGTTGTGGTTGAGACCCGCGAAGTGCGGCTCGCTGCCCTTGTTGATGATGCGGCGCAGCTTGCTCTCGGTAGCAGTGATCTTGGCCATCTAGCAGTAGCTCCTTGCGTTACTCGGGCATTATAGCAGGTTTTGCAGGGCGGTCAACCGTTTTTTGGTGCGCCCTGCAAAAAAACTAGCCGGTGTAGTAGGTGCGCCAGCCCCCAATGGGGCTCCACGTGGCCACAACCTGTTGATCTTTGAGGATCACGCTTTCAAACCCAGCCTTCAGTGCTGCATCTTTGGCAGCCGCCAGGTCAAAACCTCGGTATTTCTCGATCCCGAAATTGACAAGCGTGGTGGTGTACATGCGGCTCCTTGCTGCTGTAGAAGGCCAATATAGCACGTTGAGTCCAGGCTGTCAACCACTTTTTTGCCCAAAATGGGCAAAAAATCAAGCTGCCCTGCGCCCTGCACCGCTGCTGTTGAGCTTGGGCTGAAGCTCTGCAATCAGCTCCACTTCCCTAGCGTGAGCAGCAGCCTTGCCCCGGATTTTCTCAATGATTTCAACACGGAAGCTTTCAGCGCCAAACTCACGGATAGCTTGGCACAAACTCCACTCAAACCCATCGTTTTTGGCACGATTCACGTGTTTGAGCCAGCGACGCTGCAAGCTCTTGCGCGGTGTGCCCTCCACGTGGGTGATACCCACGTAGGTGAGCCCATTGGGCGCAGTGAGCAGATAGGCTATGTGATTCCTATCGCTGCGGCGCTTGCGCTTGACCGTGGTAGCTTGCTTCATAAGGGCATAATAGCACATTCTAGGGCTGTGTCAACCAGAAATTTTGCCCAGGAATGGTGTTGCAAAAAGAACACGGTGTAGCATTTCTGCAACACCGTGTTGTCGCACTTTTGTAGACCAGCTTGGTCTACATACTCCTGCAGACGTCTAGCGCCACACAGGGCTACCGTCTGGGGCACGGATCTGCGTGGCCCAAGCTTCCCTGATGCGCGCCTTCACAGCAGGAGGCAGAGGCACATAATCTAGCCGCTCAGCAATGGCGTCTCCGTCACGGAAGGCCCAATCGAAGAATCGCATCACTGTGAGGCTGCGAGCTGCATCCTGTGGATCACGTGGCAACATGATAAATGTGGGGCTCACGATGGGCCAGGTATCCTTGCCCGGCTGATCAATAAGGTCAACTGCAAAATTTGGCACATTCCAGTTGGCTGCTGCTGCGGTGGCCTCAAAGTTTTTGTGGCTGGGCCTTACCCAATGGCCATCCCTGTTGCGAATTTGTGTGGTGACCAAGCCAGCCTGCTGGGCATAGGCGTTTTCTACGTAGCCAATTGCGCCGCGCAGCTGACGTACACTGGCGCTCACACCCTCGTTGCCTCGTGCACCTGTGCCAATGGGCCACTTTACACTGGTACCAGTGCCAACTCTAGAGCGCCATTCCTCGCTCACGGCTGACAGATAGCTGGCCCACACATAGGTTGTGCCGCTGCCGTCAGCACGATAGACCACAGCAATAGCCAAGTTTGGCAATTTCAGTCCCGGATTGAGCTCCACAATGCGCTGATCATTCCATTTGACAATCTTACCGAGATAGATGTCAGCCAACACTGCTCCGGTAAGTTTGAGTTGATCTCTTTCTAGTCCTGGCACATGTACGGCTGCAACAAGACTGCCCATAGCTGTAGGGAATTGCAAGAGGCGGTGTTTTTCTAGATCTTCTGCCTTCATAGGGGCATCACTAGCGCCAAAGTCCACAGTTCTATTGCGAATTTGGTTTTGACCAGCACCACTGCCTACGCTTTGATAATTGAGCTGAATACCAGTTTTTTTGGCTTCTTCTCCCCACTTTTGATAGAGCGGGTTGGGAAAAGTTGCGCCAGCTCCATTTATAGGTTGTGCCATTGCACCAAAAGTGCTCAGCAACAAGCCTGCTGCAAGCAAAAAGCTTGTAGATTTCATCTTAGGTTTCCTTTCTCTACCTGTGCTGATTGTGACTGTTACCCACACATTTTGCAACAGTGCAGGTCTAGTTTAATACAACTGTAACAAAAAACAACAGCCGTTCTCTTGCGTAAATATCAAACTATTGAGGACACAAAAATGCCACCATTGACTTTCTGGAATGGACCAGGTACCCGAAACAAGGACTACAAGTTCTTTGATAGACAAGCTAGTGAATACATACGCATGGGTGGTACAGAATTTTACTGCCACAAATATCTGGGTCCAGCAGCCAGCTACGGCAGCACACCAGACAATGACGACAACGTTTTAGCCATCAGCGACCTAGTAAACCTTGAAATTCGTGACAGAAAATACGACCCGGACGTCTACAGTCTCAAAGGACACTATTTGATCACAGACACAGAATTTGATCTCAAACAGTTTGGTCTCTTTCTCAGCAGCGATACCACATTCATTACCTTTCACATAAATGACATGCTGGAGATCATGGGACGTCGTTTGATGTCGGGAGACGTTATCGAAGTGCTACACTGGCGAGACACCAGCACACTGAACAATCAGCCCATCAACAAGTTCTATGTGGTAGATGAGGGCAGCAAGCCAGCAGAAGGATTCAGTCCCACCTGGTGGCCACACCTGTGGCGAGTAAAGTGCCAACCACTCACTGACAGTCAAGAATATCAAGACATTCTCAATCAAGTGCTCGAAGATAGAGGTGATGGCATTGATCCCAGCTTTACCAAGCCTGATGGTACTCCAGGTACACTGGGAGACTTGCTCAGCACCTACAACAAAGAGCTCGAAATCAACGATGCCATAGTAGCTGAGGCAACTGATGCTGTGCCATTCCGCAACTACCAAGTGGCCAACTTCTATATCCTACAAAATGATCTCTCAGCCAAACCAGATATTTTTTGCAGTGATGGCATACCTCCCAATGACAGCAAACCAGTGCCCAGTGGCACAACCTTTCCCAGTGTGTATCAACAAGGAGATTATTTCTTGAGAATAGACTATGTGCCACCTGTGTTGTTCCGCAGAGACGCCAATAAGTGGACTAAAAGTGAAACCAACTATCGCGCTCCTTGGTTGCCAGCTGGCAGAGTGCTGGCCAGCTTCATCAACAACAAGAACAACACCACCTACACAGATGGTACAGTGGCACCAGAGCGTCAAAACTTGCGCACAGCCATCAAACCCAAGATTGATCCGGACCTCTCATGAGCGACAGCACACTAGAATATTTCTTTGCGGGTCAGTTGAGAAGTTATCGACTGCAAGTGATACGAGCTTTCAGCAACTTCAACGTGAGCACTGGCACCAATCCAGACGGCACACCCAAATTGAAGAGAGTGCCCTGTAGATATGGTGACACCAGCCGATTGGCTGAGATGATCATTGCCGGCAACAGTGAGAACAAGATACCCAGTGCTC